TGATTACCACAGCCGGAACGGACACAAATTCTATTTGCTATGAAGTTCACCAGAAAGCAAAGGACATTTTAGAAGGCAGAAAACATGACCCTACTTTCTATCCTGTGATCTACGGTGCAGATGAATCGGAGGACTGGACGGATCCGAAGGTTTGGAAAAAAGCAAATCCGTCACTCGATAAGACCATTGGCATGGATAAGGTTGTGGCTGCGTGTAACTCTGCAAAGGAGACTCCTGGCGAAGAGAACGCTTTCCGACAACTAAGACTCAATCAATGGGTAAAGCAGGCAGTGCGTTGGATGCCGATGGAAAAGTGGGACAAATGCAAGGTTGCTTTTGATGAATCCGAACTTGAAGGAAGGATCTGCTACGGTGGACTTGACCTTTCCTCTACAACGGATATTACAGCTTTTGTTTTGGTATTTCCTCCAACAGATGAAGATGAGCATTATTATGTTTTGCCCTACTTCTGGCTGCCGGAGGAAACTTTGCCCCTTAGAGTAAGACGTGACCACGTTCCATATGATGTATGGGAACGGCAAGGCTATCTGAAAACCACTGAGGGCAATGTGGTTCACTACGGTTTTATCGAAAACTTCATCGATGAACTGGGGCAGAAGTTTCACATCAAAGAAATTGCATTTGACCGTTGGGGTGCAGTGCAGATGTCACAGAATCTGGAGGGACTTGGTTTTACGATGGTGCAGTTCGGGCAGGGTTACAAAGATATGTCACCACCGACCAAAGAACTGATGAAACTGACTCTGGAACAGACACTTTCCCACAATGGACACCCTGTTCTTCGGTGGATGATGGATAACATTTTCATCAGGCGTGACCCTGCCGGAAACATCAAGCCGGACAAAGAAAAATCCACAGAGAAAATTGACGGTGCGGTTGCCATGATCATGGCTCTTGACCGTGCGATTCGCTGTGGATGTGTGTCCGATGAGTCGGTTTATGATTCAAGGGAGATGTTGATTTTGTAAATCATTAGTTTATATGCAAGAAGGATTGATGCATTTTCTCTTATTGCATTTGCAATTCTTATTTGGAAATTCGTTGATAGGATTATCAGATAAATACCATTTGTTACGAAAATCTGTACAAGCATCATACAGTTCAAAAACCAAGGGAACTCCTCTTTTGGCAAGTTCTTTGAATTCTTCATCATATTGCTTGTAGTGTTTAAGGCTAATCAATCCATGCACAAGTTCATTTCTATCGCAACACCACTGTTTAATCTGAATTAACAAATTACTATTAAATGAATCGAATGATCCATATTTAGCTTTAATCAGTTTTTCTAGACAAGTAATTCTAGTTGAAATAGCAGCAGACTTATCATCAGTGCGATCAGGTAATGGACATTTATCTATGTATTTTGATATTAATCTACTTATTCTTTGCTCAAAAATGGCGTAGCAGTACCATACTGATTCTACATAATAATTATTATCGTAAGAATTCGACATTCGCTCAATAAACTCTTCATGCATTTTTGACATTTCAAGCCGTACTTTGTATTCTTCCTTAGCATTCATATTTTTTACGCCCACTTTCTTACAGATATTTTAAATGTTTTTATTTCTACTGGTTATATTTCATTATACCACACCCATATACACAAAGTCAAGAAAGGAGTTGATTTTCATGGGTATTTTCACAGGACTTTTCAAGTCCAGAGATAAGCCACAGAACAGCTATGATTCGCCGTCCTACACATATTTCTTTGGAAGAGCCAACAGCGGTAAACGTGTCACCGACAGAACAGCCTTACAGCATATTGCGGTTTATGCCTGCGTGCGGGTTCTGTCAGAAGCCATTGCCCAGCTGCCATTACACGTTTACCAATATACCGAAAATGGAAAAGAGCGAGTGCCACAGCACCCGCTTTACTTTTTGCTCCACGACCAGCCAAATCCTGAAATGACTTCTTTTGTTTTCCGAGAAACCTTAATGTCCCACCTCCTGATTTACGGCAATGCCTATGCACAGATTATCCGAAATGGCAGAGGTGATGTATTGGGACTGTATCCTCTGATGCCTGACAAAATGAAGGTTGACCGTGATGAAAAAAACCGCCTGATATACATTTACAGCCGTTACGATGAGGCAAATCCCAATCTGAAAGAACAGGGGGACATCATTCTTTACGCCGATGAAGTTTTGCATATTCCAGGTTTAGGTTTCGATGGTCTGGTTGGATATTCGCCGATTGCACTTGCCAAAAATGCAATCGGCATTTCTATTGCCTGCGAGGAATATGGAGCATCATTCTTCGGAAATGGTGCAAGTCCGTCAGGTGTTTTGGAACACCCCGGGGTAATCAAAAATCCGGAACGTGTGCGTGATGCGTGGCAGAGAGCCTATGGCGGAAGAAACGCCCACAAGGTCGCAGTCCTCGAAGAGGGCATGAAGTTCACACCCATTGCAATTCCGAATAATGAAGCACAGTTTCTCGAAACCCGAAAGTTTCAGATTGAGGAAATCGCAAGAATGTATCGTGTACCGCTTCATATGCTCGGTGACCTTGACCATGCAACATTCAGTAATGTAGAACATTTATCATTGGACTTTGTCAAATACAGCCTTGATCCTTGGATCGTTCGCTGGGAGCAGTCTTTGCAGAAAGCACTTCTTTCCGATTTTGAAAAAGGACAGTATTTCGTGAAGTTCAATGTAGATGGACTACTGCGTGGCGACTATGCTTCCAGAATGCAAGGCTATGCTACCGCAAGACAAAACGGCTGGATGTCAGCTAACGACATCCGGGAACTTGAAGATATGAATATGATTCCTGCTGAAGAAGGCGGAAATCTCTATCTTGTAAATGGTTCATTTACAAAGCTTGCTGATGCAGGTGCATTTGCAAATCAAAATCAAGAAAAGGAGGAAGAAACCGAATGAAGAAATTCTGGAACTTTGTAAAAAATGAAGATACATCAGAAACGGAACTTCTGTTTAACGGACCTATTTCGGAAGATACCTGGTGGGGCGATGAAGTGACACCTGCCCTTTTCCGTGACGAACTTTCAAAAGTAAGCGGAAATCTGACAGTCTGGCTGAACTCACCGGGCGGCGACGTGTTTGCAGCGAGTCAGATTTATTCTATGCTGAAAAATCACAAAGGCAAGGTTACCGTAAAAATTGATGGCATTGCTGCCTCCGCTGCGTCTGTTGTGGCAATGGCAGGCGATGAAACCTTGATTGCACCGACTGCCCTAATGATGATTCACGACCCTTCCACATCAGCAATAGGCAATAAAGCAGATATGGAAAAAGCAATTGAACTTCTGGAAGAAGTCAAAGAGAGCATTATTAACGCCTACGAAACCAAGTCCCATCTCAGCCGAAACAAGATTGCAAAGCTGATGTCCGATGAAACCTGGCTCAATGCGAAAAAGGCTCATGAAATGGGATTTGTGGACGGGATTCTCTTTGCAGAGAAGAAAATGCCTGTTGTTCCTAAAGAGGAAGAACAGGATGAAGAAGAAAAAGAAGATACACTTACTGCAATGACCTATTCCAAATCGAAGAATCTATTTGCATTCTTATCCAAAGTATCTGCATCAGCAGAATCCGTTACTGGCACACCCATTGACCAGCTTGAAAAAAGACTGGCACTTTTGAAATATTGATTGGAGGAATTTATTATGGCTATGACAATTCAGGAACTCAGAGAAAAGAGAAAGAAGGCTTGGGATACTGCCCGTGATTTTCTTGACAGCAAGCGAAACGCAAATGGCGTGCTCAGTGAGGAAGATTCCAAGACATACGATGCGATGGAACAGACCATTGTTGACCTTGGCAAGGAAATTCAGCGTCTAGAACGACAGGCTGAGATTGAGGCAGAAATGAACAAAGCAACTTCCACTCCTGTTCTCGGAAAACCCGCAACTCCGAATGTAACTGAAAAGACAGGTACAGCAAGCGACACCTATAAGAAGGCTTTCTGGAACAGCGTCAGAAACCGCAACTGGATCGATGTACACAACGACTTGCAGGTTGGTACAGACGCAGAGGGCGGCTATCTTGTTCCGGATGAGTTTGAACGAAAACTGGTGGAAGCGTTGGAGGAAGAGAGTATTTTCCGCCAGATGGCAACGGTTATCAAAACTTCCAACGGCGACCGCAAGATTCCGATTGTGACTTCCAAGGGCGAGGCTGTCTGGATGGACGAGGAACAGCAGTATTCTCTTTCTGATGATACATTTGGGCAGGCATCGCTTTCTGCATATAAGCTTGGTACAGCAATTAAAATTTCAGAAGAACTTTTGAATGATTCTGTTTTTGACCTGCCGTCCTACATTGCAAAGGAGTTCGCAAGAAGAATCGGTTCTAAGGAAGAAGAGGCGTTCTTTGTTGGTGACGGTAAGGGAAAACCGACCGGTATTTTTAATGCTACAGGCGGTGCGGAAGATGGCACTTCCACCACAGGTGCAAGCATTACATTTGATGATGTGATGGAACTCTTCTATTCTCTGAGAAGCCCGTACCGCAAAAAGGCGGTGTGGGTGCTCAATGATTCTACGGTTAAGGCACTTCGCAAGTTGAAGGACAACACAGGCAATTACATCTGGAATCCGTCTGTGCAGGCTGGTGTTCCGGATACCATTCTCAATCGTCCTTACAAGACATCGAGTTATGTGCCTGAAATCAAGGCAGGCAACAAGTGCATGGCATTCGGTGACTTTAGCTATTACTGGGTGGCTGACAGACAGGGACGCTCCTTCAAGAGACTGAATGAACTCTTTGCTATGACAGGTCAGGTTGGCTTCCTTGCAAGTCAGAGACTGGACGGCAAGTTGATTCTTCCGGAAGCAATCAAGACACTCACCATCAAGAAAGCGTGATGCTATGATTACGCTGAAAGAAGCGAAAAACTATCTGAGAGTGGATTATGAGGAAGACGATAGTCTGATTCAGAATCTTCTTTCTACAGCGAAAAATCTGGTAATGGACGTTGGCAGAATGGACGAGGACAATTTTGCAAAAAACGAAGATACTGTGCGGACTGCGATGCTTTTCGCACTTGGGTATCTTTATGAAAACAGGAGCAATCCTGATTACAAAAAGCTGACCTTAAATCTTCGTTCAATTTTGTTTGCACAGCGAGAGGGTGTGATGTAATGGAAATCGGAACTTTGAATCAGCGAATCACTATTCTGGAACACAGAACTGTTATTGATGAGATTGGAAATCATATCACCAAATGGGAAGAAACATTCTCCCTATGGGCAAAGGTTGCTGTAAAAACTGCAAGTGAAACCACTGATGCAGGAGTTACCAAAGAGGTACAGAAACTTGAATTTCTGGTTCGTCAGAGTCCTGCCTCGCTGAATATCAACAGCACCAATTTCCGTATTCTCTTCAGAAACAGCATCTACAATGTCACCGGAATTATTCCTTTATACGACTACAACAACTACATGAAAATCGAGGGTGAGATACGAAAGGCAGGTGCTTCTGATGACTTCAATTGATGCAATGGCTGATGAGATAATGAAAGGTCTGACGGAATATGCAGACCTTGCAGATACCGCCATGAAAAAGGCTGTCCGGAAATCCGCCACGCAAGTGAAAAACGAGATCTCCGCCAATGCTCCAAAGGACAACGGAAAATATGCAAAAAGCTGGACAACGAAAAAGACTGGCGAAAACAGTCACTCTTTGGAGATGACCGTCCACAGTAAGAATCGTTACCAACTGGCACATCTTTTGGAAAAGGGGCATGCCAAGCGTGGCGGCGGTCGGGTATCAGGAAAACCGCACATTGCTCCTGCGGAAGAAAACGGTGTACAGTTGCTGGAGCATTTAATTGAGGAGGCGTTGTCATGACCTACGAACAAATCGCAGAAATGATGGAGGAAATGGGACTGCCTTTCGCCTACCATCATTTTGCCGAGGGCGAAAGCCCTGCACCGCCTTTTTTGCTGTTTTTATCTCCCGGAGAAAATACATTTTCAGCGGATAATTTGGCATATTTTAGTTGCAAGCAACTGGACATTGAATTGTACACAGACAAAAAGCAACCGGAATTGGAAGAACAGGTGGAGTCAGTGCTTTCCCAGCACGAGATTTATTATACAAAAACAGAAACATTCATTGATTCGGAAGAATTGTATGAAGTACTCTATGAGATGGAGGTTTGATCTATATGGCAATGGAGAAAAACAAGGTAAAGTTCGGTCTGAACAAAGTTCACTATGCAAAAATCACCTCTTATGATGAAGAAGGTGTGCCGACTTTTGCAAAACCGGTTCGCATTCCCGGTGCAGTGTCGCTGTCTATCGATGCAGAAGGTGAAGCATCCAATTTTTACGCTGATGATGGTGTGTACTATGTGATCAACAATAACTCTGGTTACACCGGCGATCTTGAAATCGCATTGGTTCCGCTTGAGTTTGCGACAGACATTCTCGGTGAGAAACTGGATGAAAAGGGCGTTCTCACGGAAACCAATACTGCAGAAGTATCCCAGTTTGCACTGCTGTTTGAATTCAGCGGCGACAAAAACAAGATTCGCCACTGCCTGTTCTGCTGCTCTGCCTCTCGTCCGGCAACAGAATCCAGCACCATTGAGGACGAAAAGGAAGTTAAAACAGAAACGCTGTCTTTGACCGCAACGGCGTTGAACAGTGGTTTGGTAAAAACTAAAACCTGTGAGAAAACGGATGCCGAGGTTTATGAGAACTGGTACAAGGCGGTATATATGCCCAATCTGGCTGCCGCTGTACAGAGTGGTAAAGCATCCGCAGCATCTGTGAAAGCGTAAGGAGGGTGCAGTATGGCAATTCAGAAGAACATCACCATTGATGGTATTGATGTGCCGTTTAAGGCAAGTGCGGCAGTCCCCAGACTGTATCGTCTGAAATTTCGCAGAGATATTTATCAGGATTTTGCAGCACTGCAAAAGTCTGTGGGAGAAAAAACAGAGGAATCCTCTGCACTGGACATTGAAAGCCTTGAGGTATTTGAGAACATTGCCTATATCATGGCAAAACACGCCGATGCAGCCATTCCGGCATCGCCGGACGAGTGGTTGGAGCAGTTTAACACGTTCAGCATTTACGAAATCCTGCCACAGCTGATCGACCTCTGGGGTTTGAATGTAGAAACACAGGTCAAGTCTAAAAAAAACATCGCCCGATTGACCGACCGATGACCACACCGCTGTTTTTGTTGCGGTGCGTTCAGCTTGGTTTGTCAATGGGCGATTTGGATTTTTTGACCATTGGTTTGGTGAATGATATGTTTACCGAACGGGAGAATGACGAGTGTCATTATGATGTGCTGGCAGATCAGAGGGATTTTGACCGATTTTAGAAATCTGTTTCTTCTTCTGATGAAAGCAATGCGATAAATGCCTCTGGCGTGTATACTGGAATGTCAGCATGTGCATAATCTTTTTCATTTCTTGTGACGATACAATCCATCCCTGTGCGACGTGCTGTTTCAATCATAACAGCATCCTCGTAATCAGATACATTCGATGAAATTGCCTGTCTGCAGTCCAGTCCAGCTGTGTCTAAAATATCAAACAGTACAAAGAGACGGCTTAAAATATTTCGAGTTTCTGCATCACTGTGTGTTTGACGATGCGTCAAATAGTAGATATCTGTGACAGATTTTGCACTGATCCAACCATCAAAAAGACGATTGGCAGAAAGCAGAAAAATAGTCTGTGCATTTTCGCAAAAAGGTTCTCTTTTTTGAAGCGCATCAATGATCACACAAGTATCTAACAACGCTCTCATATCTGATCCAACCTCTCTTTTTGTGCTTCCTCTAACGTGCAGCCGGACGGAACAGAACCGAATAACGATTTGGCAATATCAACACGATCTTGATTGGGATTGGTTAGTTTTGCAATGATCTTTCCATTTTTGGAAATGAAAATATCTTCCGTTGCAGCGAGCATCAAGTACTTACCAAGGTTTGTTTTGAATTCAGTTGCAGTAATTGACATAAACAAGCCCCCTTTTCTTTTTACTAGTTTTATTATATCACAATCGAACGATTTTGTCAAGCATTTCGTTCGATTTCGGAGGTGAAACCGCATGGCAAACCGCATCAAAGGCATTACCGTAGAAATCGGCGGTGATACCACCAAGCTGTCCAAGGCACTGGAAGGTGTCAACAAGGACATCAAGGGCACGCAGACACAGTTGAAAGATGTCCAGAAACTGTTGAAACTCGATCCTTCCAACACGGAACTGCTCTCGCAGAAGCATAAGCTCCTCGCCGATGCGGTGTCTGCCACCAAAGAAAAGCTAGAAGTGCTGAAAACTGCTGCAGAACAGGCCAATACGGCTCTTGCAAATGGTGAAATCTCACAGCAGCAGTATGATGCTTTGCAGCGTGAGATTATTGAAACCGAAAACGAACTGAAACGCCTGACCACAGAAGCAAACAATTCTCACACCGCTTTGGAAAAGATGGGTGTTCTGGGTGAAACGCTGCAGTCCGCCGGGGACAAAATTTCCGGTGTGGGACAAAAGCTGCTGCCCGTCACTGCTGGTGTCACGGCTCTGGGAACCATTGCTGTAAAAACTGGTGCAGACTTTGATGCCGCCATGTCAAAGGTGGCAGCGGTGTCCGGTGCGACTGGTTCAGAGATGGATGCTCTCCGGGAAAAGGCTCGTGAAATGGGCAGTAAAACGAAGTTCTCTGCAAGTGAGGCTGCGGAAGCCATGAACTATATGGCGATGGCAGGCTGGAAAACCAACGATATGCTCAGCGGTATCGAAGGCATCATGAATCTTGCCGCCGCCAGTGGTGAAGACTTGGCATCTACTTCAGACATTGTCACAGACGCTCTGACCGCTTTCGGTTTGTCTGCCTCGGACAGCGGACACTTTGCGGATATTCTGGCAGCTGCATCAAGCAATGCCAATACCAATGTCAGCATGATGGGTGAAACTTTCAAGTATGCCGCTCCGGTGCTGGGGTCTCTGGGATACTCCGCCGAAGACTCCGCCATTGCCATCGGCTTGATGGCAAACGCCGGTATCAAATCCTCACAGGCTGGTACAGCACTGCGTTCCGCCATTACCAATCTGGCAAAGCCAACAGACACGGTGGCATCTGCCATGGAACAGTACGGCATTTCTCTGACCGACAGTTCCGGCAAGATGTATTCTCTGCGGGAACTTATGGAACAACTCCGTCAGAAATTGGGCGGACTTTCTGAGGCAGAACAGGCTCAGGCTGCTGCCTCGCTGTTTGGCAAAGAGGCCATGTCCGGTATGCTGGCAATCATCAACGGTTCCCCGGCGGATTTTGAAAAACTGTCCAATGCCATTGACACCTGTTCGGATACAGTAGACGGCTACAATGGCACGACTGAAAAAATGGCGGCTGTCATGCAGGATAACCTTGCCGGACAAGTGACCATCTTGAAGTCCCAGCTGGAAGAGTTGGCGATTTCCTTTTCTGATATTCTGATGCCCACCATTCGTTCTGTGGTTTCCCGCATTCAGGAACTGGTGGACAAGCTGAACCAGTTAGACCCACAGACCAAAGAAACCATTGCAAAAATTGCACTGGTAGCTGCTGCTCTGGGTCCGATGCTGGTGGTGCTGGGAAAAACCATTTCCAGCGTGGGAACCGTCTTTTCCGCAGTGTCCAAACTGCCTGCCCTTTTCTCTACTGTGCAAGGTGGCATTGGAGCCATTACCGGAGCGTTGGGTGTGTCATTAGGTCCGCTGCTCGCCATTATCGCAGCTGTTGCCGCTTTGGTGGCTGCTTTTGTGCATCTATGGAAAACCAATGACGAATTCAAAAGCAACATCATCGCCATCTGGGAGCAAATCAAAAGCACCTTTACCGGATTGACACAGGGCATCACTGACCGGCTAAATGCTCTGGGATTCGACTTTGAGAGTTTCACCGATGTGCTGAAAGCGGCGTGGGACGGGCTGTGCAATCTGTTAGCTCCCATTTTCGAGGGTGCTTTTCAGAATATCTCCAATGTCTTTTCCGAATTTACCGGCATTCTTCTGGGATTGCTGGATGTTCTGATCGGTCTGTTCACTGGTGACTGGGAACAGTGCTGGGACGGCATCAAGGGGATTTTTACGTCTATCTGGAATTTCATTGTCAACACGTTCCGCAATATCATGAATACTCTGAAAGGCATTGCAGATGTGGTGCTGGGATGGTTCGGAACAAGCTGGAACGAAGTCTGGACTTCTATCAAGACATTTTTCGTGGACACATGGAACAGCATTGCTTCCTTCTTCACGGGAATCGTTACCGGAATCCGGGACTTTTTCGTCAACACCTGGACGTCTATTTCCAATACCTTCACCACCATTGTCACTGCTATTCAGACGGTGGCAACGACCGTATTTACAGCGATTCGGGATTTCTTCACCACGATCTTTACAGCGATCTACAACTTTTTCAGCACGATTTTCAATGCCATTTACAATGTGGTTTCTACGGTATTTCAGGCAATTTATAACGTCATTACGACCGTTTGGAATGCCATTTACACCACCTTAGAACCGCTGATCACGGCATTTGGTTATCTGTTTCAGACGATTTTTGAAGCCATTCAGATCATTGTGGGCAGAGTGATGGACTGGATCTCGGAGAAGATCAGTGCCATTTGGAATGCGATCGTGGCGTTTTTAACACCGATTTTAGAGGGCATCCGAACGACATTTGAAACCATCTGGAATGCCATCTCCAATACAATCTCCACGGTTTTGACGGCAATTCAAGATGTGGTGACTACGGTTTGGAATGCTGTATCTGGTTTCATTTCGTCTGTCTTGTCTGCGATCTGGAATGTAGTTTCTTCCATCTGGAACAGCATCTCCGGCACGATTTCCGGTGTAATGAATGCCATTTTTTCTGTGGTATCCTCTATCTGGAATCAGATCAGTTCTGCGGTTTCCAATGTTCTGAACGCCATCCGGTCGGTGGTATCTTCTGTCTGGAACAGCATCAAGAGCATCATTTCCAACGTGATGCAGAGCATTTCTTCTACGGTGTCCAGCATCTGGGACAACATCCGTTCTGCGGTTTCCGACAAAATCAGCGGCATCAAATCCACCATTCAGAATGGATTCGATGCCGCTGTGGGATATATCAAGGGACTGGCTTCGGATGCCTGGAACTGGGGACGGGACATCATTCAGGGAATCATTGACGGCATTCAGAGTGCCATCGGCTGGCTGGCGGACTGCGTCACCAATGTTGCCGATACCATTCGGGATTTCCTGCACTTCTCTGTACCGGACAAAGGTCCGCTGACAGACTACGAGAGTTGGATGCCGGACTTTATGAAAGGACTGGCAAAGGGCATCGACAAGAGCAAGAAGTATGTGGAGAAAGCCGTAGGCGGTGTGGCGAAAGCCATGCAGCTGACCATGGATTCTGATTTGAATTATAGTTTGAATGGTATCTCCGGTGCAGTCGTTGGCGGCAGTTCCGGCGGTACGGTCAACAACTACTATAACAACGACAACAGCCGCACAGTGAATCAGACAAATAATAGTCCGAAGTCGCTGTCACGGCTGGAGATTTATAGGATGACGAGGAACGCGCTGAATACTTAAAAAGGAGCGATTTAAGTCGCTCCTTTTTCTCGGTAAATCAGAATTTGTCTTACTCGTTTATATTATGAGATTAGGTGACAAGATGTATGTCAAAGTGCATTCCAAATGAACAGAAAAGCAAAAACACATCCCCATGCATTTTTGTATACTTTTCTCACCTGAAGCATTCCATAAATGGCTATAAAGGTAGTTACAATTTCAATGATACCCTGTATGCTGAAGCTCATGGGATGAAAAAGAATGCCCATAATTGAAACCACAAGCGCACCCCAATCAAAGAATTTAGTTTTTACCGGGAAACGTCTGTTGATTTTCTCACAGATGACAACATAATTAAAGCCTTCAAAAAAGCCCCAGACAACCGCAATAACCAGTGTTCCGATAATGGTAGCTACGATCCCTGCTTTGTGAAGATCCGGGGTAACCATAATACTCAATGGTTCGTACCCCTCAAATTGTCCTGAAAGGAAAATAAAAAGAATATACGGGAGAAAAAACACGATCGTCCAAAGCACAGCTTTGATTGCGTTTTCCCAACGAAGTCCGAAACTTGCGAACGATTCTTTACGCATTAGGCCTACAATAGTAATGCCAAGACCCGCTATTCCAAATTCCAATGCAGCAGCCGTCAAAAGTCTTGGCCAAACGGAAATATCACTGTTTTTGCAAAAACTCATTATTCTGCTTCCGAAAACACCATAGACGATATAGACTGCTATCGTAACCAGAGCGATTATCCACAAATCTATAGTAAGCTTTTTCTTCCGTTCTTTTATCTGTTGTTCCATTTACTTTCTCCCTATACTAAATTTCCAAAGTTGATCTTATACAAATTCCGATTTTGCGTAGAGAACCAACGTCTCTGTTGTCTCTATTATACATCATTAAACACAAAATGTAAAGGGGTGCATCTCATGTTTTATACCCTGATTTTAGAAAACGAATCCGGCGAACAAGTGAACCTATCCACCACCGCCAACCAATACATGACCTCCAAAATCGAAGGTCTGAATCCGCCTGCCGGAACGATTTCCACATCTTCCTATGCAGGCATGAACGGCAGCTACCTCAACAACGCTTTCATTGAAAAACGAAACGTAGTCATTTCCTTTGCCATGCGTGGCATTGGGATCGAGAAACGGCGGCATCAGCTGTATCATGTGGTCAAGCCGTCCCGATACATCAAGATCTGGTACAAGACGGCGAACATCGATGTCTATGCCGAGGGGTATGTAGAAACCTGTGAGGTGTCAAATTTCGAGCAGCAGATCAGCGGGCAGATCTCCATTCTCTGTCCGGATATTTACTGGTACAGCCGGGATATTTTCTATGCCTATTACAGCGGCATCACCGGAGCATTTCATTTTCCCTTTCCGGAGAGCGATGCTCCGTTTCCTTTGGGTGTGTATTCCAACAGTGATGCCTTATCCATTACCAATGACGGAGATGAAACCGGATTCACACTGCGAATTGAGGCACTGCCCAGCGACATTCCGCAGGAAGTGGTGGCAGTGACTCCGACCATCTACAATGAAAACGGCGAATATCTGCAAATCAAAGGCGATATTCTGACCGGTGATGTCATTACGGTTACCACGAAAACCGGAAACAAAACTGTCACGCTGACACGCAACGGCGTGGACAGCAACATCCTGAACCGGCTGGTTTCTGGCTCTACTTGGCTGACCTTGAAGGAAGGCACGAATATCTTTCGGGTCGAGGCGGTTCGTGGTGTGAAAAAGCTGCGTGTGACTTTGATGCACCGCAATTCCTATCTGGGGGTTTGAGAAATGCAGTTGGAAATTTACAGTTTGACGGCTCTGAAAGATCAGATTTCTGTGTCACTGGAAGCCATTTGCGACAGTTATTCTTCGCTCTTATGGGACATTGAGTTCTACCAGTGTGGCTGTTTTGAGGTGTATATCGCTGCCAGTCCGCAGAATGTATCCATCTTTCAGCGTGGCAGAATTGTGGCGAAGAGTGATGATGCACAGCACTTCGGCATCATTGAATCTCTGCAATTGGAGACCGATGCCGAAAAGGGCGATTACCTGACTGTCACCGGACGGTTTCTTGCCTGTCTGCTGGAACGGCGAATCATCTATCCCACCATCACCGCAAACGGCAGCTATGAGGACATCGTCCGCAAGGTGCTGTCCCGCAATGTGATTTCTGCCGGAATCCGCAATCTGCCCGGTTTTTCCATGGGAACAGTATCCGGTGACTGCTGGCAGAACACCGCACGAATGCAGGTCAGCTATGACAATATTCTGGAATGGCTGTACAGCCTTTGTGAAACCATCGGCGGTTCGGCAAATGTGCGGCTGGATGGAAATGCTCTGAAATGCGATCTGTTTTCCGGAACAGACCGCAGTTTGCTGCAGGATGACAATCCTCATATCGTATTCTCTGATGCGTACAACAACCTGCTGTCATTCTCCTATGCGGCGGACGATGCGGTGCAGAAAAACTTTGCCTATGTGCTGGGCTGCGGCGAAGGAAATGCCAGAAAGCGAACCACCTTCTGTTCCGGTGCAGAGCCAACCTATCTTGACCGCTATGAGGTGTATGTAGACGAACGAAACACCGCACAGGAAGAAGACGTGACCGATGCGGAATATCTGGAAATCTTAAAAAGCAGCGGTGCGGAGCATCTGGTGCAGCCAAAAACGGCATCGGAATCTGCTATCGCTGCTTTTTCCACCCAGTATCAGTACAACAAGGATTATTTTGTGGGCGACTATGTGACAGTCGAACAGAAACGCTTTGGTTTGATTCAACCCAGAATCCAGCTGATCGGCATGGTGGAGAGTTTCGACCAGAACGGCAGAAGTCTGACACCGACTTTCAAAGAAACGGAGTGATATTCATATGTCTTTTTCCTATGGATTTTTTAACGCACAAAACCTCGACCGGGTGTATACCGCAGAGGATTTCACCGCATATCTGTCCAGTCTAATTTGCAATGGGATTCTGGATACTTACCGGCAGTGTTTTGCACCAACAGTCAAAAATTTGTCCGTTACATTCGGTACAGGCAAGGCGTGGATCGATGGGCATTATTTTATCAGTGATACCCTGCATACCATCGACCTTTCTTCTTATGTAGATGAATCTCTGAATCGTTATGTAGCAATCGGGATCTACTGTGATCGTTCCACTCGTACCTGTGGGATTCGTGTTCTGGCAGGTACAGCAGCCACCAGTCCAACCATTCCCACCTTTACCAACAACAATGTGACGACTTATCTGACTTTAGCAGTTGTAAGACTGCGTGCTGGAACGACAAGTATTCTGGATTCCGATCTGACAGACTGCCGTGCGGACGAGAGCAAATGCGGTTACTGTAAGTGCATCCTTGGCAAGTGCAGAGTGACGGAGATGCTTGCCGAAATGGCAAAGACAAATGCCACACTGTACGAACTGCAAAAGCGGCTGGATGCGATGAACAGTCAGATTTCTGAACTGCAGACCAAGGTAGATGACTTGACGGCAGGCGAAATCCTAGCAACTGGACAATGCGGTGAAAACATCTACTATGTTCTATACGACAACGGCAAACTGCTGCTGCGTGGAACGGGTGCAACCTATGACTATACCTCTCATGATTCTGTGTTTGATCAAAACGATCAGATCAAGGAAATCGTGCTTAGCAATGGCATTACCAGCTTGGGCGATCGCCTGTTCTATCATTGTGCCAATGCGAAAACGGTATCTCTGCCGGCTACGCTGACCAGCATTGGTGATTCCGCTTTTGCACAGGAAGATGCCGTAAGCAACTATACCGCTGGTCTGACTTCTGTTACCATTCCGCAGGCTGTTACTGCAATTCAGTCGTTTGCATTTCAGCACACTGCCATTGCAGAAGTTACTGTGCCTGCCAGCGTAAAAACATGGGGAAAGTATGTTTTCAGCGATTGTACAAAGCTGAAGACTGCCCGTGTTGCGTGTGATTCCATTGGTGCTTTTGCGTTTACAAGATGTACAGCATTGTCCAGCCTTACCATTTCTGCGAATTGCAGAACCTTTGGGGAAAATATGCTGACATACTGTGAAAGTCTAACGGTCATCACATATGAAGGAACGATCGCTCAGTGGAACGCCATCACCAAACCGGTCAACTGGATGTCCTCCGGAGGACATTCCTACAACGATTATCTGAAAAAGATCCAGTGTGTAGATGGCTATCTGGAATATGATACGGAAACCCATACATGGAACGAGGTGAAAAACGAATGATGAAATTTTTAGTGAAACAGCAAAAAATCGAAGCACTGGAGCGAGAGGTCATTGCCTCTGACCAGATCGCATTTGTTTCGGTAAAGTTCGTATTCGATGGGGCTTGGAAAACGCTGCACAAGGTGGTGCAGTTCACGCAGTGTGAGGAAACATACAACGTGGTGCTTGGCATAGACGGAACAACCTGCTTGCTGCCTGCCGAACTGCATCCCGGTG